CACAAGGAAAACAGGGCGAGGAAAATGACGGGACAAACCATGTCGGAAACTATCTACGGCTACTCGAAACCAAGGATCGAAAGCCCAAGCCTAAACCTGCCCAGCGCAGGGCCAGTGGTGGCGGCACTAGCTGATGAACTTGGTGTGCCTTTGCTGCCTTGGCAAAAGCATGTTTTGGATGATGCCTTGCAGATCCTGCCTGATGGTAGTTGGGCTAGATCAATGTGTGGGGTGCTAGTTGCGAGGCAGTGTGGAAAAACGCACATGATGCGTATGCGAATCCTTGCTGGCCTGTATGTGTTCGGTGAGAAAAATACCATCGCAATGTCGCAGACTAGGCAACTATCGCTGGACACTTTCAAGCAAACAGTGGACATGGCAGAGAGCCTTGACTGGATGCGAAAGCGAATCAAGCGAGTGTCCCGGACTAACGGGCAAGAGGAATTAGAGGTCTATTGTCACCACTATCCCAAATCATGTAACGGCAAATGCGAGCGAATCCGCAAGTATGCAATCAGAGCAGCTACATCCGAAGGTCCTCGTGGCTCGTCAGCCGACTTGCTATATGTCGATGAACTCCGAGAAATTGATGAAGCAACTTGGGCAGCCGTCACGCCGATCACCCGAGCCAGACCCAATGCCCAGGTGTTTTGGACATCCAATGCTGGTGACCTGACATCCAATGTGCTCAACGAGCAACGGCGCAGAGCCTTGACCTTTGCCAGTGATCGCATGGGGTATTACGAATACAGCGCAGCACCCGGCACAGCTGTTGATGACATCGAGGGATGGAAGCAAGCCAACCCAGCATTGGGCTACACGATCAATGTGCAGAACATCAAGGATGCGGCAACCTTTGATAGCCCAGATGCCTTTAAGACTGAAACCCTGTGCATGTGGGTTGATGCAATCGACAGCCCTTGGCCAATGCAAGTGTGGAATGAATGCGAGCAAGACATTGCGCTTGAGGATGGCTTACCAACTTGGATGGCGATGGACTTGAACTTTAACCGAGAACTGGCATGCCTAGTCACATTGCAAAAGCGAGAAAACGGCTACGGCGTATTCTTGCACGAATGGAAAAAAGAGGGCGGCATAAACGATCTAGAACTTGCTGGCGAGATCGCCACTCTGACTAGGCGTTACCGCCCAAGGGTGCTGGCCTATGATCCAAACACCGCTGGCTACATTGCGCCAAGGCTGGCACAAGCTGGAATCCCAACCGCGCCGACACCTTGGAATAGTGCAGGATTCTCGATCATGTGCGATCAGGCCATGAATGCCATGCAGTCGCGCCAACTATTTCACCCAGCGCAAGAAACCATGCACAGCCACTTGGTCAGTTGCGCTCGCCGCCCGGCATCGGATGGTGGCTGGCGTATTGCTCGCCGAGCTGCACAAGTACCGATTACAGCCGCGATCGCATTGGTCATGGCAGTTGGTCACGCCACCGAACCACAACAAAGTGTGAGCATTATCAGCGCATAGGACAACACGCGCAACAACGGGACAGTGTAAGACAAACACCAAAAAAAATAAACCCTCATGCTGTAATGACAAAATGGGATTTATTGATTTCTTGCTGGGCACACCTACCGAGAAACCAGATGTAACGGCTCGTGCCGGCATCGCAATCCCGTTTTACCAAGATGCCTACTTCACGCCATTCAACACTTTCAAGGTTGATCGCTCAAGTGCAATGCAAGTCCCAGCAGTTGCCCGAGCGCGTAACATTATCGCTGGCACGATTGCCACATTGGGTCTGAATACTTATAACGAAATTACAGGCGCAAAGGTAGAGGGCCGATCAATCCTTAAGCAGCCTGACCCAGCCTTGCCACTAGCTGTGACTATGGCTTGGACTATTGAGGATTTATTGTTCCATGGTCGATCTTTTTGGCAGGTGCTAGAAGTAAGCCCAGAGGATGGCAGACCTACACAGGCTCGCCGCATTGATCCAACTCGGGTGACATTCACAACTGACTTGAACACCCAAGAGATCGTCAATGGCTTTTACATCGAGGGCGGATTGCTACCAGCCACAGGTGTTGGCTCGCTGATTATGTTTAGTGGTATTGATGAGGGCATTCTCAACCGAGGTGGGCGCACTATCTCAACAGCCTTAAAACTTGAGGAAGCCGTACAGCGCATGGCATCAGAGCCAAATCCGACAATGGTTATTAAGAATACGGGCGTGGATCTACCGCCAGAGCAAGTGTCGAGTCTGCTGGCGCAATGGAAGCAAGCCCGAGCCACACGCTCAACCGCTTACTTGTCAGGCCCATTGGATGTAACCACTTTTGGCTACGATGCCGGACAGATGCAGCTGACCGAATCTCGCCTAAACACAGCCAGTGAAATCGCTCGCATGTGCAACATTCCAGCGTGGTATATCAACGCAGAATCAGCGAGCGCGACATATAGCAATGTTTCGCAGGAACGTCGCAGCCTCGTGGACTTTTCACTTAAGCCGTTTATGTCGGTAGTGTCCGAGCGATTGACAATGAACGACATCACCCCTCGTGGTCAGGTCGTGCGCTTTGATCTTGACGATTACCTACGCGGCAACCCACTTGAGCAGATCGAAGTCCTAACCAAGATGCTTGATGCTGGCTTGATTGATGTCGAGGAAGCGCGTGAGGAAATGGATCTTGCGCCTCGTGGCAATGATGGTGAATCCCGAGATACCACAACAGCCCGAGAATTGAACATCGCAGAAGTTGTGCAAAAGGTCTATCTAGGTGTGGACAAGGTAATCACATCAGATGAAGCTCGTCAGATCGTCAATGAAGCTGGCGGAAATCTAACGATTCCTGGGCCAGAGTTTGTGACAAACACAGCACCGAGAGGAAACCAAAATGCAACTTAATTTTGAGGGCCAAGTATTGGCGGCAAATGTCGAAACCAGAACTATCAAAGGTTTGGTAGTCCCGTTTTCCAAAGTTGGCAACACATCGGCTGGGCCAGTGCGATTTGAGTTTGGCGCATTTGGTGACATTGATCCAAGTCAAATTGTGCTGAATGCCGAGCATGACAGAACTAGACCCCTTGGGCGCGGAGTCGCGGAGTCTTTAGAGGTGACCCCAGCAGGTATCTCGATGGCATTTAAGATCGCGCCAACTAATGCTGGCAACGATGCGTTAATTGAAGCCGCCGAGGGATTGCGCCCGGCATTCAGCATTGAAGCCAAGGTCAATGAATACACCATTGAAAAGGGTGTCATGGTCGTTGCATCAGCTTTGATGGAAGCGGTGGCGCATGTCACCAATCCTGCATTTAAGGATGCCAAGATCGCAAGCGTTGCGGCTACTGAAGCCGAAACCCCAGAAACCACCGAAGCAGAACAACCTGCCGAGGAACAACCACAGGAGATCACAGTGGAACAAGAAACAGCACCAGTGGCAGAGGAAGTAACCGCTAGTGCGGTTGTTCACGCTGCTGCACCAGTGGCCTACGTCAAGCCTCGTAGCCCAATCAACAGCCAAGCATCGTACTTGGAACACAGCATCAAGGCGAAAATGGGCAACCATGATTCAGCCCAGTATGTTATGGCAGCTGATGATTCATTCAGCACCAACCCAGCATTCACCCCAGTGCAGTACACAAACAACGTAATCGATACCACAATCGGCTCACGCCCAGCGATTGATGCGATCGGATCACGCGCAATTACTGCTTCTGGCATGGTGATTTCACATCCGAAAATTACAACTGCCGGCACAGTTGCTGACACTAACGAGGGTGCAGCACCATCCGAAACTGGCATTGTGTCCTCATACGTCAATCTTGATGTGAACAAGTTTGCAGGTATGCAGCGTTATTCCGTAGAACTATTGGAACGCTCAAGCCCAGACTTCTTCCAAGCAATGGTCGATAACATGACACGCGCCTACAACAAGGCAACCGATGCAGCAGTGATCGCAGCTCTAACCGCTGGTGGCACACAGGCAACCGCAGTTGCAGCAACATCCGCTGGCATCATCTCGTATGTATCAACCGAAGCCCCAGCCGCTTACCTAGCAACTGGCGAACTTCCAAGCGCATACATTGCTGGTACATCCCAGTGGTCATTGTTACTTGGTGCAGTCGATTCAACAGGCCGCCCAATCTACAACGCCTACAACCCACAGAACAACGCTGGACAGGCTGGCCCACAGAGCCTACGCGGTAACGTGCTTGGCCTAGATCTATACGTTGATCCAAATGCAGTAGCAACAACCATCGATGAGTCGGCATTCATTGTCACACCATCAGCGGTTGCGATCTACGAATCACCAATCCTGCGTATGTCCACAAACGTGGTCACATCTGGCGAAATCGAAACAATGCTGTATGGCTACTTAGCCGTAGGCGTTTTGGTTGCCGGTGGCGTACGCCGCTTTAACCTGACATAAGTCAGCGTTAGTTAGAAGTGAGGGGGGTGCGGCCCTGTGCCCCCCTCACACCAACAATCTTTAGGAGTATCCAGTGGCACTAATCACCATCAGCGAGCTTAAAGCCGTTTTGCAAATTGGTGACATTTACGCTGATGCCCTAGTGCAAGAAGCTGCCGATGCAGCAGAAAACATTTTGCTGTCATTGCTTACCAAAAACCAATGGGGAGTAATTGCCCACTCTCGAACAAACCTTGTAAACACCATTTATACAGACCGCCCTCATGATGTCTATGTAGGCCAGTCAGTTGTGGTTGCAGATTGTGGCGCAAATTTCAATGGCACAAAGACCATCACAAAGGTAACCGAGTATTCCATGTCATTTGCTGGCACTGGCGATGATTACCCTAAGCATGGGATTGTCCCATCAGGCACAGTTAGTGCCACACAATACATTGATTATGACGATGTGCCTGAAGTCCGCGAAGCAGCCCTAGCAATCGCTAGCGACATTTGGATCACCCGGACTGGCACACTAGGCCAGCAAGGTGTGGACTTTCAAAGCCCAGCCCCATACCGTCTAGGCCGATCCCTATTCACCCGAGTATCAGGCTTGCTTGGTAAGTGGATGGATACCAGAGGGATGGTCGGCTAATGGCTAATCTCGCCACCTATCGCGCTAACCTTGCCAGCACTCTTGCCGCCGCTGGTCGGGTAGTTTACGCATGGCCCAATGAAAACATCACGCCATCTGCCATTGTCATTGTGCCGGGATCGCCTTACATCACAGTCAGTGCCATCGGTGGTGCGCGTTGCAATGTGCGCTTCG